TGCCCAGTATCTCGTGTTCGTAGGACTGGCCCTTGTAAAGGCCCCGGTAGAAGTGATACCGGCAGAAGTTCAGGTTCGAAGTCTGGTGCCACAAGTCGCGCTGCCACTGGTAAAGGCCGCCCTTCATCTTCTGCTTGTCGCGCGGCGTGAACCCGTTGGTGTCCTTGTTGACGATCGCAAGGTCGAGATTGTAAGCCTCGAGTAATTCACGGGCTTTGTTCGCCGCCGCTTCGGCTTGGTGCTCGTTATCGTTGTTCTTAGCGAGGGCAAGGAGCTTGCGCACCTTTTCGATCACCGCGTCGGTCTTGGCGTCGAATGTGACGTCGTTCACTCTCATGTTCATTATACAATTCTCCTGCGGCGGGATGCCGAGTCAGTATTGTACCATATCGTCGCAGCGCTGTCAACTATGTTTTACGTCAACGTGCTTTAAAGCGGTGTTTTCATCACCGTTGTCATCGAAAGGTGGGTTACTACAGAAGTAGCACACCACTTCGACCGGGATCGGAACAAATCCCTTCATGGTGACGCCGCACTTCACACATACTGGCGTCTTATATCGCCGCTTGTCATATTTCATTTTCATCCACCGGTTCGTAGGCGTCAGGTGGAATGGGCCAGGGTTCCGCTCCAACCAGCTTTCGCTTGGCATTCAGCGTCTCGACGCAAGTTCGACACACCGGCTCGCGCTTGCCGTTGATGCGAACGGAGGGCACCCGAATGGGGTTGAATCCCATGAATTGGCTGCAGTTACAGCAGTGGCCGAAAACTAGGGCATAACCCATGTCACTTCCTCCAGTTGGTGATGATCCAGAACGCACAGCAGCCCGTGATAAGGGCTACCTGTTTGGGGTGGGAACTGACCCAGCCGTAAGCGAAATAGAGGGCATAGGCGGCGAGGGCTGCGAGGATTATGCACACAAGTACTGTACCAACGAACGCCACAGCGTCGAATGCTTTGATAACATCCTTAGCAAATCGGTTGATGTTCTTGGCTAGCGCCTCGGTTTCGTTATCACTCATCGATAGGCTCGTCGGCGTCGTAACGCTCGTGAATGTCGCTACGCCACTTGCTCATCTTCTTCTTCTCACACTCGACGCAGGTGTAACACATGAAGATGCCATACCCGTCGAATTGCGCCTCGGGGTACTCACCACTTCCACATGGACAACAGGTTAGTCTTGGCATTTCGCTCCTCCATTCGCCCACCGTGGGCGTACCCGAGAGTACCATGGGCACGGCAGCCTGTCAAGTACTCTTTCGATGTTCTACACCGGAATGCGAAAGTGGACTTGACAGCGGTGTAGCTCCATGGTAGAGTTAGGGTCCGGTCAGTCGGGACCGCGCAACAGGAGAAGTAGCATGGCGAAACGGGCAAAGCAGACTAAAGAAGAGCGCGCAATTATCGATGCAGAACGCATCGCCGCAGCCGAAAAGACAGGTGCTTACGTAAAGAGTGCTAAGTGGGTTCCCGAGGAGAAAGAGGTGGAGTTCGTGCCTGATCCCATTCTGGGCGTGGTGGAACTGACGCCCGACAACATCGGGGATGTTCACAACATGATAGCCCGCGCGGTGGGGGAACCGAGCGCCGCGCTGGTTGGAACATACGAGAAGGAGCTGGCCGATGAAGTTGGTGATGAAGAAGGTAGCGATTCTGATACTGAAGGCGCTGTGGAAGGAGATGCTGAAGCAGAACCGAAAGAGCCAGTAAGCATCGTGAAGGACAAGTTCAAGCAGAAGTACATCGAAAATGCGGTGGCGGTCGGGGCAAACCATAAGGCAGCCAAGAGGAGTAACTGGGACTGGCTGGCGCAACGCATCGCCGAATTCTGCCTCGACGATAAGGGTAAGATCGACATTCGCGCGTTTGTCGCGCTGCTCAACGCGAATGAGGTGGACCACTCGAAGTGGGTCAACCGAAATCGGGGCTGGGAAGGCAGGTTCAGAATGACGGGGCGGGTTGCGCTGCAGAAGAAGGTAGCGAACAGCGGGTTCCTGCAGGTTCCCACCGATGGCGAAGTACCTGAGCCGTTCGAGGCCCCCGCCGAATGGCGAGCGAAATACCAGACCAAGGCGTAATCAGATACGACAAAGCCCCCGCCGCCGAAAGGCTGCGGGGGCTGTTCTGTATTCAGTGGGTCATTGTTCGTCCTGCGGGAATGCGAATGGGACTTCCTGCACTATCAGAATCCACTCTTCTGGTTCGTTGTCCTCGTTGCATTCGCATTCCCACGACGCTGACTTCCCTACTTCGTACGTGGTTATCTTCCATTCGAGTGGCTCGCCCCTACCTTCGTTCATTTCGAGTTCCGCCCAGCGCACGGCGTCACCGAAAGTGATAACCAAGCGCTTGGGCACGTCGGTTGCGGCTTCTAGGTCGAAGTCCGTGGCGTTGTAAGCTGGGTAAAGCGTGGCGAGTAAGGTCATGGCGTCTCCTTTATGGTTGCTGATTTTACGAATGCTTCCAGCTTGCTCACTTGGCGGTTGATAAGCAGCCAGAACAACGTTTCCATATCGTCGTCTGATGGTTCGTCGACGTGCTTCATGAAGATTTGTGCCAATTTGAGTAAGCGCTGGCGTGTGGCGTTTTCTCGTGCGGCTTGGTCGTTCATTTTATTCCTCCAGTTCGCTACTATAAACAGCTGCTACCACGTCTTCGACTTCCTCGTCGCCGTAGCCGAAAACAAGCTTTCCCTCGTCCCATTCTTCCCACTTGGGACCTTCGCTATGGCCGAGGGCCATTTCCACGTGGCCCTTCGCTTTTGCTTGTGTAGTGAAAGTGCGCGTGTAACTCGGAACCACGCTGCGCTTGTCGAAGATTACCGCAGTAAAGATGTTCATTGTGTGTTCCTTATAGGCAGAAGGTGGCGATAAGGAACGCCCCAGCGAAAGCCAGGACGCAAGCGGTGGCGAAATCGGCGATGTTTGTGTGGGTCACGATGTTCTCCTGTGCGGGCCGGGTCGATGGCGCAGTATAACACGGCGGCGCGGCGTTGTCAAGTACTCTTTATCGTGGCGGCTTTGAACTATAGGGACCACGGTGCGTAAAGGGTACGAGAGGAACCTGTGGACCCGCTGTCCCGTTCTTATAGTTACCCCCGTTCACATAGTTTACAACTTCACCTTTGAATCAGCTACGCGGGGGGAGAGAGGTGGTTACAATAGTGACAATAAAGACGCTATTTTCGGGGTGTGCCGTGGGCCGGGGGAGTTTTTCGCTGCGCGCTGCAGCTTTGAACCAGGTGGACGGAGTGAACGCGAGAACGGGAGCCGCGCTGCCATGCTTTCGCCTACGGTTTGCGAAGCTCTTCACAAGTGGGCAGCCGCCCACCACCTTTCGGCGGCGAGCGGCGCTTCGTTAGTTCTACGCTTCCCACACGCCGTTGGCTTCTACTGCTTCCACTATGGCTTCCACCGCTTCGTAGTTCGTTACGCCTAGCGTTTCGGCTGCCTCAACGAAGCCCGCGTAGCACTTCTTCTCGCCGTTGGCTTCTACGGTCACGTTCCCATTTTCGATGTACAGCTTCGTCATGTGCTTCTCCTATGCGCGGCCCATCGCCGCACTCGAATTGTAGCACGGCGCGGTGCGCTTGTAAAGGTGGGGGACCCCTGTTCGCACACGAAGCTTGCGAAGAGCTTCGCCCGCCACATATTCAGCACATACAGTTCTGCCCCACACGACTTACGCCGTGCAGGGCAGCTTCTACTGCGTGGAAGTTAGACTTCTGCTGTGAACATCGTGTGGTTGTTCCACACCTTCTCAATTTCTTTCGCCGTGTAGTGTTCGTCGATCATTTGCTGCACGAACATTGTGCGTAATGTGGCTTCGGCCCCTTCACGAGTTTCGTGCTTCACGATCCATTGGATTCCGTCTTCGAGCAGGTTGAAGACATCGGTGGGGTGGGGAAGAAGATAAGCTACGAACATTTTCGAGTTCTCCTTTGTGAGCGGTGGGCGGGGCTTGCGCCCCGCCCTGTGTTCTCAGTGGGTGTGCTTCGCGATCCAGTCGGCGGGCGCTTCGAGCGTCTCGCCGTCTGCCGTCTGGAGGACGCCCTTCGCGGCGACCACCTTCTGGAGTGCTAGGCGTCCGGTCATCCGGAGGCGGCCTTCCCAGCCCTTGCTCTTGTTCTGCCAGTGCTCGTGCCGGACGCCGTTCGCGTCGAGCAGGGAGCGGAGCTTCGCCTCGTGGAACTTGCCGTCGACGAGGACTTCGCCCGCCAGCGTCTGGGCGAGCCAGTCCCAGCAGCTTCGCTGTGCGACCTTGCCGAGTCCGGCTTCGGCGGCGCGGGCGGCGTAGAGCTTCTTGTAGCCGGTCTTCACGACGCTGCCGCGCTTGGCGATGTCCTCGGCGACTTCGGCGTCGATCGGCAGGGCGTCGAGCACGTCGACGAGCGTGGGCATTTCGACGGCGGCGGGTGCCGCGTGCTTGTGCTTGGCCATGGTGGTCTTCTCCTGTGGCTGCTGGTTGCGCGGGCCGGGGCCTCGCGGGCGGTGGAGGCAGCGCCGCCCTCCATCGTGCGAGCATTGTACCACGACGACGCGCGCTTGTCAACTGCGCGATGCGCATGGCAGCCCTGCGTTGGACGCATGGCTCGTGGCACGGCGCTTGCGTTGGAACTCCCCCAACCCGCGACTGTTTGCAAACAGTCGCGGGCGGGACCCTGTTCGACGCGCAACGCTCCCTAACCTGCGTACCTAATCCCGCTAACCATATTCCTGAATACCTTTCTCAACTTGACACGCCTACACGCGCATGGTATGCTGAATGCATTTCGCATACAGCAGGGGAGTTTCGCTTATGGCCGGTCCTTTCGATGATCTAGTAGGAGAACTCCAGCCGGGTGATTTCGGTTGGCTTCCCCTGGACGAAGCAGGCAACCCCACTGGACCGGCAACGATAGAACCGCCGCCAGCCCCGGCGTTGGCTTGCAGCGTCAAACATAACGACCAGGAAGCTATCGACGAGGGCGCTGATGCGTTGGTTTCCAGTGCGGGGGCTACCCTCAATCCTCCCCTCCAGAATAACCCAGATAGGCGGATGCCCAGCGACGGCGAACCCCCGCCTCCTAATCCTCCCTCCATTTCGCTTTTGAACCCTTCCACGGCACCCCTTGGGGCGGACTTAGCGCTGGTGGTAAGCGGCGTTGATTTGGACGGCGCGACGGACGTCACTGTAAATGGAGTCGCAAGCCCAGCCACCGGCGTAACCGGAACTTCCGTCAGTACAACCGTGCTAGCTGCGACGCTCGTTGAAGGTGCCGCTTCGGTGACCGTTACCACACCGGCAGGAGTAAGTAACGCGCTTTCGCTTACAGTTACGCCGGTACTCGAAGATCAAGTGGACGCACTGAAGCGCAGACACCGCGTAGGCGAGGACGACCCGATCTCAACTTCCCCCAAGCGAAAGTGATCGTTTCGCTTTAATACCACCCCGCAGCGAGGAGAACTACCAAATGGCCGAAAAGACCCCCGAACAGAAGAAGCACGAAGAAGAGCAGAAAAAGCGTGAGGAGCAGCACAAAGCTGCCAGCAAAGACACTGGCTCGCAGCGTGGCGGCGCAACTGTCCCCGGTGCGATGGGCACTTATGGCTCTAGCCATTCGGCTTCGGCTGCACCCCAGCCCGTTCGTCAAGAAGATCACGTCTTCACTCACGACGAGATTAAGGGACTTGTCGGCGACATTCAACGCGGCGAACTGGCCCACATCGAACTGGACGAAGAAGGCACCCCGACGGGAGCTGCATTCCGCGAGATTCCCCAAGCGGACCAAGTGGTTGCTCCGGTTGCCGGGACACCCATGGTGCAATTCGATGATTTGGTGACACCCTCGGGAGCACCCATCACCAAGCACATGAATCCGGAAACCGCTCGCTGGGACGCTGGTATGCTCGCCCGCAACCCGCCGCCGGAAGGTGGAAGGCCGGGGGACAAGCCCAAGGGTCCGATTGGTGGTGGCGTTGTTAACCAGCCCGTTTCGGCTTAGGGTTTCGCTTGAGTGATATTCCTCACGATCTGGTCGCTCTGCCTACGATGCCGTATTCAGAGCGGCCAGTCGAACTACCCCTAGACGTCGAGGAATGTAGAACTGCCTTGTGGATGGCGGACGGCAACGTAACAGCCGCTGCGGTTATACTTAAAATTACATCCATTCGGTTAAGAGCGTTTATTAAGAAGTCGCCTTACCTATCCGCTGAAATGCAGGAAGCAGCTGATAGGCTAGTCGATATAGCAGAAAACAATGTCAAAGATGCACTTACGGATGAGTTGGACCCAAGTCGACGAGACACCATGTCTCGATTCGTACTTACTAACCTCGGGAAGCACCGCGGATGGGGATCGGCAAGTTCTGGCGGTGTTACCATTAAAAACTCCGCTGCTGGAACTATTGTCGTCCAATGGGCGGATGGGACATCATTCGGTCAAGAACAGCAAGAACCGCAGGAAATCAACCCAAGGGTGATCGAAAATGGCGAGGACGCCGCTTAAAACCAAACACGCGCTGGCGAAGGCAGAACCGCCGCGCCCGAAAGCAGAACCACAGCCCCCGGAGACCGAGGATAGCAAGCTGGAGCGCACAAAAATGATTGCGCAGCACTTGTTCACCGCGATTGGGTACCTAGAGCAGTCTTCGGACCGCACCAATGCGCACGGTCGCGCCGAGGATGTCCTCGGATACCTTCAGAAAATGATCGACGACAGGAAACGGGACGCGTAATTGGCCCTTTTGGAAACCCAAGCACCCCGCGTAACTATCCCATACATTCCCAGGGTGCACTTTCGGTCGCTCCACGAGGATCAACACCGCTGGAAGTTCGTCGTCGCACACCGCCGCGCTGGGAAAACAGTCGCGCTGTGTAACCACACCATTCGGAAGGCGCTGGAAAATAAGCGAACCTTCCCGCCGCCGCGTTACGGTTATATCGGCCCCTCATTCGCACAGGCCAAAGACCTCGTGTGGGGTTATTACAAGCATTATACGGGCGTTCTCCCTTCGGTGAAGGTAGTGGAAGGCGACTTGCAAGTGGTACTCCCCAACGGAGCGATGATCAACCTGTACGGGGGCGCGGCAGCCTATGAGCGAATGCGCGGGCTATACTTCGATGGTGTCGTTGCAGATGAGTATCCTCTCCTCAACCCTTCAATGCTGGGGTCAGTTATTCGTCCCTGTCTCGCTGATTATCAGGGTTGGGGAATCATCTCGGGAACGTCCAACGGCGACGATCATTTCCATGAACTCAAGAAGCGGGCGGAAAAAGAATCCGAGCAGTGGGCCATCTTCGATATCCCCGTAAACCAGACCGACGCGCTTGATCCTCAAGAAGTGATCGAGATGCGCAAAGACATGACGGCGGACGAGTTCGCCCGTGAAATGATGTGTAGTTTCGATGCGCCGGTAGAAGGGTCTTACTACGGCGAAGTTATGAACGACATTTCGATGAGCAACCAGATCACAGGGGTTCCGTATGATCCCAATTCGCTGGTGATGACGTGGTGGGATTTGGGCATCGACGACGAAATGGTAATCTGGTTCGTGCAGAAGTGTGGGAGGGAACTCCATGTCATTGACTACCTCGCCAATACCGGTAAAGGTCTCGAATGGTATGTCGGAGAAATTAAAGCTAGACCTTACCAATACGGAGTGCACGTTCTGCCTCACGACATTAAAGCCAGAGAACTCGGGACTGGCGTTAGTCGAAAAGAAGTACTGGACTCTATGTTGCCTAACGTGTTTGTCTGCCCTCAACACACGGTCGAAGATGGAATCTCAGCAACTAGAGCTGCCCTTCGGATGTGCTGGTTCGACCAGCGCAAGACCGAACCAGGCATAATGGCGCTGCGAAACTACCACAAAACCAACACGGGCAAGCCGAAACACAACTGGGCTTCCCACGCCGCCGATGCCTTCCGGGTAGGCTCCGTTTCGCTGAACATGGTCCACATGATGATCGGTGGCAACAACGTGATCGGCATCGGGGAGGGCGCGTTGAAGCGTAACCTCAAGAGAATGAACAACGGTCCGAGGAGAATGCGATGAATATTCCGGAGCGGACCATCAACGGCCAGCCCCTTGAGCGCCTGTTCGACAACGGCGTGATCGGTGGACAGTTGGACGCCTTAGAACTGGGCGGAATGAATCCACAAGAGGAAGCGGACGAGACGGTTTACGCCGCCACAGTTCGTGCGATGATCGACGACGCGGTGGATTTCGAGGAAAGCGTCCTCGGACCGGCCCGCGACGAGAATCTGAGGTACTTCTATGGAGAAACCCCCGAACAAGAAGGCGACGGGAAGTCAGCTGCTGTGTCTACTGATTTTCGCGACACTGTTATGGCTATCCTCCCTAGCCTTATGCGTATTTTTACTTCAACGGAGAATGTCGTAAACTGCTCGCCGAACTACAAGGGCCAGGAAGAAATGGCGCGGCAGTGCACCGACTATTTGAATTACGTGCTGTGGGAGGATAATCCGGGGTTCTTGATTATCCACGACCTGTGCAAAGACGCGCTGCGCTGCAAAACGGGCGTTACGCGCTGGTGGACCGAAACCGACGAGGAAGTCACCGAGCAGGAATACCACAACGTCACTCAGGAGCAGTTCCAATACCTGATCCAAGAGAACCCGACCATCGAGGTGATCAGTTCCACCCCGTCTGAGACTATTCCGGGGGCCATGGAGAACCTTCGGGTACGGTTCGTCAAGTCCAAGCCGATGACGAAGATCGCTTCGGTGCCGCTGGACGAATTTCGGATATCCCGGAAGGCCAAGGACGTCGAGTGTTCCCCGCTGATCGGTCACGACCAGATCGTAAACGTATCCGAACTGGTCAGTCAGGGTTACGAACTGGAAGAACTCGCCGAGTACATGAACCAGAGCGCCGATAATTATTCCACGGACCGGTTGTTCCGAAACTCGGGGCTTGACCAAGGTGATCTTACCGACGCATGGGACGTTCGATATGGTTGCTACTTTATCCGGATCGATAAGGATGGGGATGGTATCGCCGAGCTTCGCGAGATACACACTATCGGCGATGATCATAGCATTCTGTACGATGAGGTGGTACAGTACGCTAATTTCGCTGTTTGGTGCCCTGATCCTGAGCCTCATACTCTGGTGGGTGATACTCCAGCTGATCTGGTGAAAGACATTCAGGTCATCAAGACCAATATGCTCCGAGGGTCGCTGGATTCGCTGGCGCAGAGCATTTGGCCGAGGACCGTCTTCAACCAGACCGTCACCAACACCGACGACGTGTTGAACGACGAAATTGGTGCGCCGATTCGCACCACTACCGATCCCGGCAACGCGGTTATGTCAATCACCCACCAATTCGTGGGCCAGCCCGTTTTCCAAATGTTTGGGATCATGGAGCAACTTCGGCAGTCCCGCACCGGCATTTCGGATGCGTCGAAGGGCGTCGACCCCCGCGCGTTGCAGTCCACCAACGTCACCGGCATCGACGCAATCGTGCAGGGCGCTCAGGAACGCATCGAACTGTGTGCCCGCATTCTCGCCGAAACCGGGATGAAGCAACTGTTCCGCGGGCTGCTGCGGGAAATCGTCAATAACCCCAACCAAGCCCGCACCCTGCAACTCCGTGGGAAGTGGACGGAAGTCAACCCGTCGACGTTTGATCCTACCATGCGCATTTCGGTTAACCCGACCCTCGGGAAGGGTTCCGACATGACCCGTCTGATGGTTCTGCAGGAAGTCAAGCAGACCCAGACCGCCATCATGACCCAGTTTGGCGTGGAGAACCCGCTATGTGGTGTTCAAGAGTTCCGAAATACCTTGACGGACATATTGGCCATTGCGAATGTGAAAAATGTGGGCCGGTACTATCGCGAGATTACCGAGGAACAAATCCAAGCTATTGCGAACACGCCCAAAGAGCCGGACGCGGCTACCTTGTTGGCGCAGTCCGAAATGGAGAAGAACCGCGTCAAGATGGCGACGGAGATTTCTAAGTCAAACTTTAACGACCGCAAGCTTCGTGTCGACGATGACTTCCGCCGTGACCAGATGGTAGTGAAGGGACTGCTCGATGCTGCCAAAATCGAAGCTCAGTTCGCTATGGACGTTGATGAGGCGGCGCTCGAAGCCGAGAACACGCCGCAGGAAGTACCGCAACCCGCGCCAGCACCTCTCCAAATTCCTGATGCTGCG